CTTCACTACTCCAACTCTAAAGACAGCCGCTTACACAATGTTGGGCGATGCCCTTCGTGCAGGTAACGGCCTTGCCGCTAAGTGGACTCCACGTAAGGGTAAGGTTGCGGCTGAAATCCGAGCATTCTTCGGAATGACTCCAAAGCAATACCGTAAGAGCCTTGTTGCTCTTACCAAGGTCGTTGAAACACAAATGTGTGCCAACGATTGGGATAACATCAACTTCTCGCATGTTCCTTCTGTTGCGGCTCGTCTGTACAAGAAGGCGTTCAACCGTCATACTCCAGCATTTGCTGAATATGTCGGCAAGTTGGTAGCAGGTGATAAGACTGTCAAGGTTAACGCCAACGCAATCTTTCCACATGATGTTATCAAGGGTATCGCTCACTCATATGTGAAGTTTGACAAGACTGAAACAGATCATGTCATCGCACAATGGGAAGCTCTGCCAAACTACGTTGGTGATGCAAGCATCATGCCAATCGTTGACGTTTCAGGTTCTATGACTTGCCCAGCAGGTAAGAACACAAGCGTCCGTTGTTTGGATGTAGCAGTTGGTCTAGGCCTGTACCTAGCAGACAAGAACAAGGGTGTGTTCAAGGATACATTCTTGACTTTCTCGGACAAGCCAGAACTTGTTACCCTAAAGGGCAACATTGTTCAAAAGGTAGACCAAATGTCTAAGAGCAACTGGGAAATGTCGACTAACCTAAATGCGGCTATGAAGAAGATTCTAGACGTTGCGGTTAAGGGCAATGTCCCACAAAGCGACATGCCAAAGATGTTGCTGATCTTGTCAGACATGCAATTCAACCAATGCGCTCGTTTCGACGATAGCGCAATGGAAATGATTGAACGCAAGTTTGCGGATGCGGGTTACACCGTTCCACAAATTGTGTTCTGGAACTTGAACGCTAGCGATAACGTTCCTGTTAAGTCAGACAAGTCGGGTGCGGCTTTGGTCAGTGGATTCAGTCCAAGCATCATGACAGCTCTGTTGTCCGCTGATCTGGATCAATTCACTCCAGAAGGTATCATGCTTAAGACTGTAATGGTCCCACGCTATGACCTTTAAACTGTTGTAGAAATACAACTATGTTTGGTAGGGCCTACGGGCCCTATTTTTTTAGATTGACGTAACCAAAATTTGGTGCTATAATATACAAATAGTAAGGAGAGCGAAATGCAAAATCCATGGATTCAAAATGTGAGCCTAGCAGATATTCCAAAAGGACATCATGTGGCTGTCGGCGAGAATTCCATGCTGATCCAAATTGTTGATCCCGCTATGGAGTTTCCTACTCCTAGACACAAGTTTAAAGAAGTCCACCAATTCGAGTTTCTCGATCTTGAAAAAGATGACAAGTGGGGCGAAGAGTTTAAAGTTACTGATCAGCAAGCACAGCGTCTTGTAGAATTGCTACAACATGCTCTTGCTAACAGAATGGACGTAGTCGTTCATTGTGTAGCAGGGGTGTGCCGTAGTGGTGCTGTTTGTGAAGTTGGCGTTATGATGGGTTTCCGTGATACTGAAGCATATCGTAGCCCTAACTTGATGGTCAAACATAAGATGATGAAAGTCTTAGGTTGGACCTACGATGAAAATGAACCGCACACCATCAATGGTGTGCCGTTCGAATATGATGAATTGGGTAATAAAAAGATTTGGGTGCCGCCACAAAGAGAAGGGGACATATAATGTATATTACAAAGGAAGAAGTTCAAAAGATTTTAGCAGTAATGGAAGAATTTTCTGATGCTAGAAGTTATGAACTAAAAGCAGATAACTCTAGCGGCATTGGTAGTATTCTAACACTGACAATGGACATGAAAATTAAAGACAGAGATGCACTGGTTAAAGTTGACATCTCTGGTGTAGAAACTTGGTAAAGAAAGGAGGGCAAGATGCCTAGTGTATTTTTAGTCAGCGACACGCACTTTGGTCACGCAGGTGTTTGCCGCTTCACACGTAGCGATGGTGTTACAAAGTTACGTCCGTGGGATGACCCGGACGAAATGGACGAAGCCATGGTCAAGGCTTGGAACGAAAGAGTCAAGCCTACGGACAAGGTTTACCATTTAGGTGATGTTGTTATTAACCGCAAGGCGTTAGGAACTTTAAGACGTTTAAACGGCGACAAGGTCTTAATTCGCGGCAACCACGACATCTTCCGCGATGACGAGTACAGACAGTACTTTAGAGAATTACGTGCATACCACGTTATGAACGGAATGATCTTAAGCCACATTCCTGTACACGCAGATAGCTTAGGACGGTTTGGTGTTAACATTCACGGACACTTACACGCAAATCGTGTACGTAAGGCCCGCGGTGTTGATGCAAAGACAGGCGAAGTGTTATACGGTGATGAAATTGATCCACGCTACCATTGCGTTTGCGTAGAACAAACACCGGACTTTGCACCTATCTTATTTGAAGATGTGTTAAAGCGTATCGCCGAAGAAGGCGGTGTAGTTGGTTTCAAATCGGGCAACAGCCCAACGATGTAAGGAGCAGTATGCCTAAGTGTTATCAACTCGTTGGAGTCCCAGGTAGCGGAAAATCTACCTGGGTTTCTAATCAAGAATGGGCTAAAGACATGCCCGTAGTTTGTACAGATTCGTTTGTAGAAGCTTATGCTAAAGAACAAGGTAAGACCTATTCTGAAGTATTTGACGACTATATGCCAATTGCTGTCAAGCTAATGGTTAACCAAGCAAAGATTTGTGAAGCAAATAACTTAGATTTGATTTGGGATCAGACCAGCACAACTATATCCAGTCGCGCCCGCAAGTTTAACACCTTGCCAGGATACGAACATATTGCTATTGTGTTCCGTACTCCTGATAGAGCAGAACTGGATCGCAGATTGGCTAGCCGTCCTGGTAAAATGATTCCGCCATACGTTGTGGATCAAATGATCGACGGTTGGCAAGAACCAACCGAAGATGAAGGCTTTAAAGAAATTTGGTACACATAACCAAAGATGTTGACTGTATGCGTCTAAACACATATAATAGAGGCACACAGTTTTTATTCACTCATTGAAAGAAGTACAATGACCTATTTTCTCAAACAAGGTAACACCTACAGAGTTTCTAAAAAGGAAGCCCTTGACATCAAGGAACAGCTTCCGGCTGGAAACTATGTTATTAAAAAGGACGAGATGAGCGGACAGCTCTATCTTGAAACCATTGACAAGTTTGAATTCAAAGGCAAAGTTTATGGCGACACTATGAAACGTGCCGATCGTATTCTCTATGCGTTCGAAGATCGTCCTGCAACTACCGGTGTAATGCTTACCGGTGAAAAGGGTTCAGGCAAGACTTTGCTAGCCAAGATGCTGTCTATCAAGGGCTACGAAAAAGGTATTCCTACTATCGTAATCAATGCTCCTTGGTGTGGTGATGCGTTTAACGCATTCATCCAAAGCATTGAGCAACCGGTGATTGTTGTATTTGACGAGTTTGAAAAAGTCTACGACGAACAAGAACAAGAGGCTATGCTTACCCTGCTCGACGGTGTGTATCCTACTAAGAAGCTGTTTGTACTAACCTGTAACGACAAGTGGCGGGTTAATCAACACATGCGAAATCGTCCAGGTCGTGTTTTCTACTCACTTGAATACAAAGGACTCGAAGCTGACTTCATCCGTGAGTATTGCGAAGATAATCTTAAGGCCAAAGAGCATATCGACAAGATTGTAGGTATTGCTGGAACTTTTGGACAGTTTAACTTTGACATGCTCAAGGCACTGGTTGAAGAAATGAACCGCTTTAACGAAACTCCTCAAGAAGCGATGGTCATGCTTAATGCTAAACCTGAGTATTCAGATGAAGGTCGTTACAAGATCAAATTGCTGATCAACGGTGAGGAACTTGCTGAAACTGAGTACGAAGATAAAGAATGGCATGGCAATCCGCTTAACAAGCGTGTCAACATTTCTTATCGTAACTACAGCACTGATCCAGAAGCTGAAGGCGATTGGGATTGGGAAAGCATTCGATTCGAACCTAACAATCTTAAGAAGATTGATGACAACGGTAACAAGTATGTTTTCGTTGCGTCAAACGGCAGCACCCTCGTGCTTACCAAAGTTAAGGAACAAAGCTACCGTTACTGGGACGCTTTTTAATCAAAATGCGCTTGGGCCGTATGGGACGGCAGGAGCTTCTAAACCTCTGTAGAGTGGGTTCGATTCCCATCAGGCGCACCAAATTTAGCAAGGGTTTTTAGGCCCTTGCTAAATATTTTTGTAGCATAGGGCTACAACCAACACTCTTTAAACACTAGGTACTTAGAGTGTGTACCGTAACAAGGAGAAAACATGATGTATGAATCAAAGCTCGCCGCGGCTATCAAAGTAAAC